AATGATACTTTCGAGAAGGTCATGATGGCCGTCGTTCTAGCCTATTTCGGTGGAAGGAGTGGAGAAAAGGTTACAAGTATATTTAAAAAATAATAGCAATGCCTAGAATAAAAAATATAGAAAAAGATGTTACGGTAACTGGTAATGATAAATTATTAGGTACAGACATATCAGGAGCAACTAAAAATTATTTAATTAGTGATATTGCACTTGTTGCTAATGCTGCTATATTAGGTTTTAAGACTATTACTCATGATAATAATACACATACTATCGACTTAGATTCAGACGAAAACAATTATTATATAACCGCACAAAACGCAACAAACACATTAACAATAACTAATTACAATACTAATATTGGAAAATCAGGTACTATTGTTATAACAAACCCTTCAACAACAGGCTCACTCGCATGGGCCGCATTACAAGCCCAAGTTTATACCCCAGGTGGTAGTTCAATATCGTTTAATTTAACGGCAAATAAAGTTGCAATATTAACTTATTTTGTGGCTGCTACGGATATAATATTAGTTAACTATGTAGGAAACTTTGGAAGTTATCCTCAACCTTAAACTTCTACTAAATGAGGTGGCTTTGGAACAGAATTGATTTTTGGAATACTTCAAAAAATACAACTGGTACTACAACTACTAGTAGAAACACCGCCTACCCTAAAAATACTACAACAACATTTTCAACAAGTAAAAGCACAAGTGTAGAAACAAGCAGAAGTACAACATTCAGTACATCTAAAAGTACAGCTACAAGCAAGTCTACAACCGAAGAAAGATCAACTGTAATTGAAACCAGTAGATCAACAACAACGGTATATAATACAAGTACAGACACTACAACAAGTTTTGGTACTGTAGTTCCTACATCAATAAGTACTACCACTTCATTTAGTACAAATCATAATACAACAACTACATATAACACAAGTACAACTACTGTATATAGTACAAATAGAAGTACAAGCTTTAGTACAAATAAAACTACTACTACAACAATTGAAACTTCTAAAGATACAACAACTATTTATAGCACATCATTTAGTACATTTGTAAGAAATAGTATTAGTACATTAATAACAGCTTATAACACCAGTACGACCACAACAACAGTATATAACACTTCAACTTCTACAAATAAAAATACAATAATAAGTACTTCTAAAACAACCACAACTGCGTTTAACACAAGTACTATAACAAATAAGAATACTACTACCACATTTAACACCAGCACAATAACGCAAAAATCAACAAGTACAGTTTACAATACTAGTACAACAAGGACTATAGTTGACACTGGTAGAGACACTACCACAATATACAACACAAGTACAAATACATTTATAGGTAACTCTATATCAACATTAATTACCGCTTATAATACAAGTACTACAACAACTACTGTTTATAATACAAGTACTAATACAAATATAACTACAAATTTTAGTACCTCTAAAACTACAACAACATCATTTAATACTTCTACTATAACTATTAAATCTACTACAACAGTATTTAATACCAGTACAATAACCCAGAAAAGCACAACAACTGTTTATAATACTAGTACAACAAGAACTATAGTCGATACCGGCAGGGACACAAGTACAATATATAATACAAGTACTAATACGTTTGTAGGAAATTCTATTTCAACATTAATCACCGCGTTTAACACTAGCACAAGTACCACTACGGTATATAATACAAGTACTACCACAAGTATAACTACAGTTTTTAGCACAAATAAAAATACCACTACAGCTTATTCAACTTCATTTTCAACAAGCAAAACCACAAGTACTGTTTTTAATACTAGTACAATAACTCAAAAAAATACAACTACTGTTTATAATACAAGTACGACTAGAACAATAGTAGATACAGGAAGAGATACTTCTACAATTTATAATACTACTACACAAACTTTTATAGGTAACTCTATTTCAACATTAATTACAGAATATAACACTAGTACATCAACAACAACTATTTACAATACTAGCACAACCACTAATACTACAACTACATTTAGCACAAGTAAAACAACTAACACTGTATTTAACACATCTACTATTACTAACAAAGCTACTACTACAACTTTTTCTACTAGTAGGATAACTACCAAAACAACCTCAACAACTTTTTCTACTAGTAAAACAACGACTATAGAAACGTCGAAAGATACAACAACAGTATATGATACAACTTTTTCAACATTTGTAAGAAACTCTATTGCTACATTAATAACAGCATATAACACATCTGTATCTACAAACAGAGATACTGTTATATCAACATCAAAATCAACAAGTACAGTATTTAATACATCTACCGCAACAACCACAACGTTTAGTACAAATAAAGATACAACGGTATCTACAAGTAAATCAACTACTACAACGTTTAGTACAAATAAAAACACAACAACTGTTTATAGTACTAGTAAAAATACTATTACACAATTTAGTACGAATAAAAATACTACTACAGTATTTAATACTTCAACAGATACTAGCACGACATTTAATACAAGTACGATTACTCAAAAATCTACAACCACAGTATTTAATACCTCAACCGACACGGTAACAGCTTTCAACACATCGACAACAACTACAACTAGTTTTGGAACAACTGTGCCAACTAGCGTTAGTACGTCTACAACAGTTAGCACAAATAGATCAACAACAACAACCTTTAGTACGAGTAAAAGTACAACTACAACATTTAATACTAGTACCGCTACAGTAACTGTATTTAATACAAGCACTACAACTGTATTTAATACAAGTACAGCTACAACAACTGTATTCAACACTAGCACCGTAACAAGCAAAGCAACTACAACTACATTTAGTACTAGTAGATCTACAACGGTTGATACATCTAAAACAACAAGCACACAGTATACAACTACATTCCCAACGTTTATAAGAAATTCAATATCTACATTGATTACTGCTTATAATACAAGTACTGTAACAAGTAAAACTACTACATTTAGTACAAGTAAATCTACTTTAACTTCTTTTAATACTACTGTATCAACTAATAGAAATACTACAGAGTCGAGATCAACAACTACGGCTTATACAACAAGTACAGTATTTAATACAAGTACATCTACGACAACAGTGTATACAACAACATTCTCAACATCAAAAAGCACGACAACTACGTTTAGTACTAATAAAAATACAACCGAAAGTAGAAGTACAACTACCGCATATACAACCAGTACAGTATTTAACACATCTACTATAACTAGTAAAACAACAACGTTTGCTACGTCTAGAAGTACAACTACAACGTATAATACGTCAAAATCAACGACTACCACGTTTAATACTTCAACAACTACAACAACGCAATATACAACAACGTTTAATACGTCTAGAAACACTACAACAACATTTTCAACTTCAAGAAGTACTACAACAACATTTGCTACCTCAAAAAGTACGACTACAGCTTATACGACTACTTTTGCTACTTCAAGAAGTACTACAACAACATTCAGCACGTCTAGAAGTACTACAACAACATTTGCCACTAGCAAATCAACAACGACTACATATAATACATCTAGGTCAACAACAACTACGTTTAATACCTCTAAAACAACAACGACTACGTTTAACACTAGTAGAAGTACAGATACGGTATATACTACAAGCATTGTTACATCTAGAACAACAACATTTGGTACAAGCAGAAATACAACAACAACCTTTAACACTGTAACTGCTTACAATACGACTACCACATATAATACGTCGAAAAGCACAGGAGAAAGCAGATCAACTGGAACAAGTAGAAATACTACTACAAGCTTTAATACAACAACAGCATATAATACAACTACAACCTATAATACTAGTAAAAGTACAGGTGAGAGTAGAAGTACAACAACTGCATATGCAACTACAACAACGTATAACACAAGTAAATCAACAACTACCACATATGCTACAGCCGCTTCATTAACAGGCTTTGATTCTACGCCATCTGCTAGTTTTGGTTTCGTATGTTTTGAAATGTTAACAGATACACGATTTGGTAGTAATGTATCTAGTGGAGTACCACAAGTAGGTTCAAATGTATATGCTATAAATAATACAGGGTTCCCATTATCTAATGGTCATTATGGTTGTGATTCAACTGGTGGTTCTGCATTTGGACCAGACACAATATATACTATTAGTGGAGGTTCTGGTGGAGTAGCATCATTAAGTAGTTGTGGTGGTGGTTTCTCAGATAGATCATTAAAGAAAAACATTAGACAATATGGTAAGTCATTAAATGGAATAAATATATACTTGTTCGAATTTAAAGATGAGAAATATGGTAAAGGAGTATGGCAAGGTGTTATGGCTGATGAAGTAGAACATATACCAGGTGCAGTTGTAGAGTGGAAAGGCCTTAAGTATGTAAACTACAATCACTGTGATGAAATAGATGTAGAATTTAAAAAGATATAATATGGGAGTTTATTTTAACGAAGATAATATAGTCGCACATACCGGTACAAATTTTGTAATAGAAAAGCTTACTAGAAAAAATCAAGATATGGAAGACTATACTATTTCTAGATTTAAATATATACAGGATGTTTTGCATTGTAAATTTAATCATGAAACACCTGCAAAAAACTTTGCTGGAGATGGAGCTGACTGTTGTGGGTGGGATATAACAGCTGAACAATATGACGGCGCTACATGGGGAGATATATTATATTTAGGTTTATATTTAGGTAAAACACCTGATTATATATATAAAAATAAATCTGTAACATCTTTAGATTTAATAGAATCGGACCAAGAAATAATAGATCATGTTACTTGGATAGATAACAATATCAATGTAATACAAAATGATGAGTGGACATATACCACGTCAAAACAATACGATATTATAATATGTGATTTATGGGCTATGCCAAACGACATAACTCAAGATCATAAAACAAGTTTGTTAAATAATTATACAAATAATTTAAAATCTGGTGGTAAAATAATAATACCAATATCAGGTGAAACAATAAATTAATCATGCCAAATACTAGTAGAAGTACAACAACAACATTCGCTACCAGCAATCTAACTGCTGAAAGTAGAAGTACGACGACGGCGTATAATACTACTACTACGTATAATACCAGTAGAGGTACGGCTGAAAGTAGAGCTACCGGTACATCTAGGTCTACATCAACAGCATACAATACTACAACTTCTTATAACACTACAACTACCTATAACACATCAAGAGGAACAGGGGAAAGCAGAAATACATCTACATCTAGATCAACTAGCACAGCTTTTAACACAAGCACTTTAACAACTTATACAAGTTTTTTCACTACAAGTAGATCAACTACCACCACATTTAACACTAGCAAAAATACAACTACTACGTTTGCTACTAGTAAAAGTACTACCACTACGTATAATACTAGTAAGAGTACAACTACTACATTTAACACTAGTAAGAGTACAACTACTACGTTTAATACATCTACTACCACTACTACAACTTTTAATACTTCTACTGTAACATCTAAAAGTACAACAACTACGTTCAATACAAGTAAAAGTACGACTACAGTCTTTAATACCTCTACTGCTACTACAACAACATTTGCTACAAGTAAGTTAACAACTAAAAGTACAACAACCACATTTAGTACAAGTAGGAATACTACAACCACATTTAATACATCTAAATCTACGACTACAGCATTTAATACTAGTACAACAACTGTTTATACTACAACTTTTTCAACAAGTAAAAACACTGCTGAGTCTAGATCTACAACAACAGTATACACAACTAATACGGTGTTTAATACTAGTACAGCGACTACTACCACTTTTAATACATCAACTATAACTAGTAAAAGTACTACTACAACTTTTAGTACAAGTAGGAATACTATAGAAAGCAGAAGCACCACTACAACTTATACTACTAATACGGTATTTAATACATCAACACTTACAGGTAGAAATACTACAACTGTTTATAATACTAGCACAACAACAGTATATTCAACAGTATTTGAAACATTTAGAAATACATTATCTACGTCAGCGGTAAATGCGAATACTACGAGGCTAACAAGTAAAAATACTATAACCGTATTTAATACATCTACTAGCACTGTATTTAATACTAGTACATCAACCACGACAGCATATACAACTACGTTTAGTACAAGCAAAAACACTACTACAACTTTTTCAACGTCTAGAAGTACAAGTAAATCTACATCAAAATCTACTACTACAACGTTTAGTACGAGCAAATCTACCACTACAACGTTTAACACAAGCACTGCAACTACAACTGTATTTAATACATCAACTAATACTATTACGGTATATAATACAACTACTGCAACTTCTAAAACAACAACAACAACAGTTGAAACATCAAGAAGCACTAGTACTACATTTGAAACATCAAAAAGTACTACTACTGTGTATACAACGACATTCAGTACTAGTAGAAATACAACAACAACGTTTAGTACTAATAAATCAACTAACACAGTATTTAACACGAGTACGGCAACCACGACTACCTTTAATACATCGACGGCAACTAATACAGTATATAATACTAGTACTACAACTACAACAGTATTTAACACAAGTACAAATACAGTATTCAATACTAGTACATCTACAAATACTACAGTTAGTACGAGTAAAAATACTACAACAGTATTTAACACAACAACAAACACTGTTTATAACACAAGTACCGAAACATTTAACAATACTTTATCTACTATAGCTATAAATAGAAATACAACCAAATCAACAAATACTATTACGATAACGGCGTTTAACACAAGTACAACAACGGTATTTAATACGTCTACAAATACAAGTACTGTTTATACAACAGCATTTAATACAAGTACTTCAACAACTACTGAGTATACAACAACATTTAGTACAAATAAAAATACTACAACAGTATATAATACGTCGACTTCTAAAAGTACAACAACAACAATTAGTACATCTAAGTCAACAACAACTGTTTATGAAGAGTCTAGAAATACACTAGTAACTCAAGCAATGTTTAAAACAACAGCTTATAATACCACTAAGACTACTATAACAGCATTTAATACAAGTACGGTAACAACATTTAATACAAGCACAAGTACAACTACAATATATACTACAACTTTTGCTACAAATAAAGATACTACGACAGTATATAATACAAGCACAGTAACATCAAAAACTACTAATACTGTATATAATACATCAACTAATACTTCATTTACCACAACAGTTAGTACTAGCAAGAGCACATCAACGGTATATTCAACACAAAGAGATACTTTGTCAACTTCTCCAATGTTTGTTTCAACATCGTATAATACGACTAAAACAACAATTACCGCGTTTAATACAAGTACAGTAACAACATTTAATACTAGTACGTCAACAACAACAGTTTATACAACGACGTTTTCAACTAGCAAAGCAACAGATACACAATATACAACAACGTTTGAAACTAGTAAAGATACAACAACAGTTTACAATACGTCAACAATAACGCAGGGTTCTACTACAATAAGCACTAGTAAAACTACATCAACAACTTTTGAAACTTTTAACAATACGTTATCAACAGAGGCTATATATAGATCTACTGCAAAGTCTACTAGCAAAACTACAATTACAGCATTTAACACCAGTACAACAACTGTGTTTAATACAAGTACTAATACTACGACCGTGTATACTACAACTTTTGAAACTAGTAAGTCTACAAATACAGAATATACTACAACTTTTGAAACAACAAAAGATACGACTACCGTGTTTAATACTAGTACTTCAACAGCTGCGAATACTATTATTAGCACCAATAAGAGTACAACAACAACATTTGAAACGTTTAATAATACATTATCAACAACTGCAATAAATAGAAATACAAGTACGTTAACAAGTACAATAACTATAACTGCATATAATACTAGTACGTCAACGACAACAGTATACAATACATCAACAAATACAGTATTTAATACTAGTACAGTAAGAACAATATCTACTAATAAAACAACAAATACAGTATTTAATACAAGTACATCAACTATTACAGTATATAATACATCAACTGCAACAACCAAAAGTACTAGTACTACAGTTTCAACTAGTAAGTCAACAACAACAGTTTATAATACAAGTACAACAACAATATACGAAACAAGTACAGTGTTTAATACTACAACAGTTTATAATACATCAACAACAACAGCATATAATACTAGTACAACAACAGTATATAACACTACAACAACAACCGCTACTAGCTCAATAGTTAGTACATCTTATGCAACAGCGTTTGATACGACAACTAGCATTATAACAACTTGGTATGATCCTTCAACAAGAGCACACCAACCTGGAGACGTGTCGCATCACCCAAGAAGTTAGTATTATATAAAACTATGTAATAAATATATTATACAAATTTAAATTTAATTTTATGGAAATGTTTAATAAAAAAGAACTCGATAAAAGAATCGGGCCTTTAAAAAAAGATAAGGGATTATATCAACTAGAACAAGTAGAAGGTTATGTAATCAGAAAAGCTAGCGAAAGAGGGTTGGAATCTAGCTATGATGTTATGGCAGAAGAAATGCCATATTTCAAAACCTTAGCATATACAGAATATGCCGGTAATTTTTATTTACAACCGTTAAACTTTAAACTAAGAAACGAACAATTAATAGACGCGTTTCATTGTACTGAAAAAATAAAACAATTAGATTATTCTGATTGGCTAGTAAATAGAATAGTAAATAATCAAGCAAATAAATATTTAGAAAGAGATGAAAAAGCTTTAGCTAAATATCCCGCAAAAGATTATATTGTTGTTTTACCGGGATCTAATAAAGTTAGAGAGAATGTATGTTTAAATAGATTAAAGTTTATTGCTAGAGAGCATGGCGATAATATTTATTTTAAACCACATCCGATAACTACACATCAAATCATTGGTGAATTAAAAGATTTTTTTGGTGAAGATAATGTTTTACCAAGAAATATAAACATGTATTATTATTTACAAAAAGCTAAAGGTGTGTATACAACACATATTAGCGAAAGTTGTATTTACGGTGTAGTATTAGGAAAAGATACACAACCTATAGATGTTTGGAATAATATACAAAGAGGTTCATTTTATTGTATAAATAATCATTTATTATATCATCAAGATAAAGCAAAGAATTATATCAATAAGACTTTTTCAAGTTATAAATCAGGTATTATAAATCCTGAGCTAGATTCAAACTGGCAAGAAAAAGTTGATAAGTATATTGATTATATATGTGAAAAAAGAGATAAATATAAAAATTGGTTCTTAGACGGAAGAACGCAAAAGAAATAAAATGAAACTTATAAGAAAAATTACTATAGGCAAAGATTATAAAAATGATGCAATGCACTATTCCGTTGGTCAAGACGTATATGGTGGCCATACAATAGATTCTATAGTCGAAGAAAATGATAAGTTTTCTATTTATATTAAAAAAGGAAAAGAGGTTTTGCCTTGGAAAGATTTTAATAAAAACATGGCTATATCTGTTGAATATAATTTAGAATATTAATGCAAAGTATATCTGATTTTATAATCAAACCTAAAAATAAAAGATATAACAATACAAAACAAATTGGTGATTCCGAGCTACTGTTAAATTCAGAAATCTCGGATCATCAATATGTTAGCAGAAATGCTATTGTTTTAGCTACACCTTTAATTAATAAAACAAATATAAAAGCTGGTGATGAAATAATTGTTCATCATAATGTTTTTAGACGTTGGTATGACGTTAGGGGTATAGAGCGTAATAGCAGAAGTTATTATAAAGAAGATAAATATTTTGTAAAGCCTGATCAAATATTTTTATATAAAAGAAACAATAAATGGTGTGCTCCAAAAGGTTATTGTTTTATTAAACCAATTGTATCTAATAATATTATAGAAAAAGAAGTTCCGCTACGTGGGATAATTAAGCATGTAGATAAAGACTTAACTGGTATTGAAAAAGGAGATCTAGTTGGTTTTACGCCAAGCAGTGAATATGAGTTTATTGTTGGAGGTGAAAGATTATATAGAGTACTAACTAATTCAATATCTATTAAATATGAACGTCAAGGAAACGAAAAAGAATATAATCCAAGCTGGACATGATGCGGTTAAAGAGCTTATTAAAGTAGCTAAAGAACCTATTGTTGAAACAGAAGATGATATATCAGCTGATAGATTAAAAAATGCAGCAGCCACAAAAAAGCTAGCTATATTCGATGCTTTCGAAATATTAAATAGAGTTGAAGAAGAAAAAGCTCTATTAGAAGGAACTACTGTTGATAAAAAAGAAGAGTCATTTAAAGGCTTTGCTGAAAGAAGATCTAAATAATGTATAAGCAATCATTATATAGTATTATAGAGCCTGTAAAAATTAATACTATTAAAAGACTTAATAAATCAAAAAAATGGGATTATGGTTACAATAAAGAAAATGATATTATCGTTATATCAAAAACTGGTCAAATTGGTGAAATATATCAAATCCAAAATCTTAGGATAGCATTACCACCAGCGCCAAAAAATATTAGCAAAGAAAATAATAAATGGACGGTGCAGGAGTACCCAAAAGAATTATCAAAATTAAAAACAATATTTGATTGGAAAGATTTACCAGCAGACTTTAAAAATAAGTGGCATGTTTATATTGATAGAGAATTCACCAAACGCGATGAAGGCTATTGGTTTTACAACAAAGGTAATCCTACTTA